ACGCTTATAAGTGAACTCCTTGCTGGTCTTGGGTGTAGCCAACTCACGCATCCAGTCAGCAACCTGATAATAGTTCTTAAGGTTCTCGTCAACCAAGAAGCGAAGAGTCAGATCCTCATAATACATCTCGTCACCAGGTTGTGGCAGCTTATTGAACCTGGTGTGTAAGTCCGCGGACTCCATAGACATAGCAGGGACGTTAGCCGCCTGACAAAAGAAGTCAACCCCACGCAACTTATCGATGATAAACTTGAAACCTACAGGCGACAGGAAATTGCGGTTCTCAATACTTAGAGTCGACTCTGAGGGTGGTATTGAATTATTATATGATGGGTTTGACATGTGTCACCACTGAGACCTTTTTATTATTTATCAACGTTGAACAATAGCATAAAAAAAGACCCCCGTAAAGGGGGTCTCTGTGGAACCTTGTGAAGGGGTCTCTTTGAGACCCACTTGACTACATAAGGTTGCTGATGCGCACACGCCTGTAGTACTTGTTGGTGTTGGAAGCGATAGCTCCGTTAGAAGCACCATAGCCACGAGCGAAGGGGTTAGCGACCAGACCGTAGCGGGTCTTAAAGCCGATGTTCGGTTGGAACGAATCGGCAGTAACGCTGCGTACCATCTGCAGGGGCACGTAGGGGCAATAGAAGAGACCAGCGTCATAGGCGTTGGTGCCCTTGTAGCCAGCAACGTAATACTGGGTGTCGGAAACGTTAGCCGAATAAGGATCGATGAAGACCTTGATCTTGCCGTTGATGGTACCAGCGAACAGGTTGCCGGTGTCGTCAACGTTCAGGTTAGCGTTCAGAGCAGGGGTGTAGTCCAGAACACCAGCCATGGTGAGGGCAGAAGCCACGTCAGCAGAGCAGATGATCAGGTTACCCTTTCCGCGACGAGTTTCTTGTGCGATAGCGTTGCAGTCGCGCTCGAGTTGGAACAGAAGACCCTTGAACTTCTCAACGCTCCAACGGCCGTTGCTGTCGACGTCGAGGTCGAACACACCAGCGTTAGCTACGTTGTTCTGGGCGCCGGAAACGGCAGACTGATAGATGGTGCGAACAACTTCGCGGTTGATTTCAGCCAGGATCTCAGAGGAGAGAATGTTGGCCAGCTCAGCCTCGGCATCCAGGCCGTGGATAGCGCGAAGGTCTTGAGCCAGTTCCAAGCTATACTGAGCCTTCAGGGCACGACCCTTGGCTTCAACCACAGTCTTCTCGATGCTGAAGCCCATCTGACGGAAGGTGTTGTCTTCCAGAACTTCGGTACCCATGCCAGCCATGTTGCCGGAAGCCAGGGTAGGATCGTAGTTAGCAGCAGTTACGCCGCCGCCGGTGGCGTCGTTAAGCAGACCGGGGTTGCTCTCTTGGGAGCCGGTGCCGTCGCCAGGGGTGCCGTTGTTGGCATAGGTGACGTCAGCTTCGTTGAACAGAGCTTCAGCGTTAGCGGGGTCTTGACCCTCATACAGGGCACGCATTGCGAAGATCAGGCCGGTAGGACCGGTCATAGGCTGAACGCCACAGATGTCATATGCCATCAGGTTAGGCATAGCACGGCGGATCAGGCCGATCATCACGGGGTCGAAACCAGCAACAGGACCGCCAGCGTTAGCGTCAGCACTGAAACCTTGGTTACCTACGCCAGCACCAACAGCAGCGTTGGTTCCGGTGGAGGAGGTGGGGACAGCTTCGCTCAGGAGGCTGGTGCCTTGGCCCAGAGCAGCTTGCTCACGGAGGAAGGCTTCTTGGTTCTCGAGGAGTTGAGCGGTAACAGCTGCGCGGTAGGAATCTTTAATCTCGGGGAGATCTTGATGACCCAGCACAGGTGCCCACTTTTCGGTAAGAAATTGAGACATTGTCTTAAAAAGTTTAGTTAAAAAGGGGTTTGTGTTTGGACAAATAATCAGCGGAGGGTACGACCCATGCTGCGAACGTAAGCAGCCATGGAGGCACTCATGCCTTCCTCAGCTGTGGGCGCCAGAGCTTCGGCACTCTCAGAAAGCATTTCACCGGTGCTGGCCTCAGGGGCAGCAGACTCGACGAAAGACTCCTTAAGGATATTTAGCTTCTGACGGAATGAGGCTTCACTTTCAAACTCGACGGACTCAGCGAGGCCAGCCAGCTTCTCTTTAGCAGCTTCGGAGAGGTCCCAGGAAACATCGGCGAGAACGCCGGAACGCTGGTAACCACCCATCTGTGCACTGAGGGTGACGTTAGCTTCGATTTGCTCGTTAAGCTTGTCTTCCATGTCATCAAGTTTGGCGACCATCGACTCAAAGATGTCGTACTTCTCGTCAGGGAGAGATACATAATGGTCTTCAAACAGGCCACGGAGGCCGGCCATGAACGACTCAGAGAGTTCGTTACGGATGCCGTTCTCTACGACCAACTTGTTCTCTTCAAGCCATTGCTCGGAGGTGTAGTTGAGGAAGGCTTCAACCTTCTCAGCAATCTCACTGATCTCCTCTTCAAAGCGAGTAGAGAATTCTTCTTCCAACCTGGCAGTTTCCAGTTGGAGCTTTTGGTGAAGAGCACCTTCGAAGATGACCTTCGCCTTCATGGTGAACTCGTCGTCAGCACCCTGTGCTTCGGCGAGCTCTTCGAGGTGAGCAGCAGCGGCAGCGTCGATCTCGACGTGCTCATAACTTGCTTGCTTACCAAGCTTCTCGGGACCGGGGTTGCTGTTGCCAGTGGCACCAGGACCTTCGTTACCGGGAAGAACGCTTGGGCTTACAGAAGGCATTGCATCCTTCTTGCCAGCTTTTGCATTGACAGCCGACTTGGTTTCGGTTGCACCCTTACCGGCATCCAGCTTAGCGCTGTCACCCTCGGGCTTATAATCTTGGGGAGTAGGACCACCAAGGTCCTGAATCTCTTGGCCAGGAACTACGTCGGCACCAACCTTCTGCATTGCTTCAGGGGAGGCAGCTTTCGCGTTCACGGCAGTTTTGGATTGTGCCATGTTGATAATGTTGCGTTGGAACTATTTATCACAAGTATTTATAAGGGACTTGCGCTTTAGGGGTTTGTTTTTACGGAAAACTCTTATCAGCCCATCAGAAGATCGTGGAAACCTTCGAGGATAGCTTCGTTGAGTCGGTGGGCGGGTGCGTTGTCAATCGTGCGCTTAACTCGCTCAATGTCAATCTCTTTTAGGAGACCGTTCTCCCAGACCCACTCACGGGATTCCATGATGCCCTGAACAAAAGCGTCAGGTGCAGAAGGGTCGGCTACGATGTCAGCAGCGGTGGCGAGCATAAAGTCCTCACCGACATAATTAACACCTTCGCGCTGAACCAGAGAACCCATACCTCGGGAAGAGACACCCAGTTGAACACCATCGCCGAGCAAGCCGGAGGCGATCTTACCCATAGGGGTGTTCAGGATCTTGGCCTTACCAATGAAGTTAGAGCCGTCTTGGTAGAGTTCAGTGATGTTATGCGAAACACGATCGAGGTTCACAGTTGGACCATCGGGGTGGCCAAGTTCACCAAGAGCGCGGTTGCGCTTAATGAAGTTCTCGTTGTAGCGAGCTACTTCTTTAGCAAGAACACGCGACTCGTAGATACGACCGTTGCGGTTCTTCACGTCACCTTGCAAAAAGGGACCTTGAATGTAGAAGGACTTCTTGCCGTTAGTTTCCTCAGTGAGGACCTCTACGGCTTCGATTTCTTCACGAATCAGTTTCATCGGTTTCAACCTCGGGTTGTTCTTGTTGTTCTACCTCGCCCACTACGGGTGAGAAGTATTGAGCTGCAACCTCTGGCTTCAAGTCATTAATGCCTTGGTAAGAACGAGAAAGGAGTTCGTTATTAAGAACTTCACTCGCCTCAGCGTTCTTCCCCTGCACAATCAGATCAATAAGTTCAGATACTCTAGACATAACAATAGTGGGGTTACTCTATTATTTAGCGCGTCTTTATTTCAGCCCTTTCAGCAAAGCGGAAATGTCCGTGTTCGGATCACCAGAAAGGTCAAGATCATCTTCCGGCAAACCTCCCTCTTCTGGGGACATGCCCGCTTCCATACCTTCTTCAGGTGGAGCTTCATCCCCCATACCTTCTTCCGGTGGAGCTTCTTCTGGGGGTGCGGGAATAATCCCAACGTTGCGCTCATAAGCAATCTGCTTATCAGTTTCTGCAATCTCACCATCGGTCATGCCAAGGATCTTGTGGCGCATCTCATAAACGGAGAAATACTTACCCACATAGGGCTCACACATCTGAACGGCCTGAAGTTTGTTCTGGAGAATTTCCAGGTCCTTCAGTTCGGAGAAGTGGTTGTCATACAGGAAGTCGAAGGTGATGTGCTCCTTAGCTTGCTCAAACTCCTTAGGCGAAAGAACACCTTTGAGGACAAGCTGAGTCTTCAACATGTCCGCAAACATGAAGGAGAACTTCTTGCGCATGCGACCAACGAACTTGGAGAACTTAACTTCGTCGCGCAGTGTGTCGTCGGACTTACCGATCTGGAAACCACCCTCACCACCGGACATGCGGCCGAAAGGAACGTTGAGGGATTTGTAGAGTTTCTCTTGGAAGTACTGGAGGTCAGCAAGTTCTCCCAGGTTCTGACCACCAGGCAGAGTGGAGACTTCAGTTCCACGGCCACCTTCGCGGCGGGGGAGCCAATAATCCTCCAACATCGACATAAACTTCTTGTCGTCGCGGATCTCACCAGTGTTCTGGTCGTAGGAGATCTTGGTGCGGTAGCGAGCCATAACGTCGCGGAGATAAGACTCAGCGCGTTGCTTGGGGAGGTTGCCGACGTCAATGTAGAAGAGGCGACG